ATCTGAGCATCCATTGCACCAGGACGCATAAGGGCGGTCATGATGGACAGGTGCTCTTTAGTGGTGGGCATGAAGTCTGAGACTACATTCTTAATAATAGAAGAGTTAAATTGAAATGAGGAGTCTGTCTTCTTCTTATAAAAGTCTATATAAACATCGCTATCTTCTGGAAGACGGTAAATCAATGCTACGCCATGCTCATCTTCTTCCATATAATCTATACCGGTGCGCTCTTTTAATGTTGCCAGGCACTCAGAAACCATGTTGATGGTTGTGACGCCAAGGATATCAGCCTTAACAAGACCGCATGCTTCAACCATAGACGCTTCATATTGAGTAACTTGAATCATCTCATTGGAGTGTTTGTCCCACATACGCATTGTGGGTATGCGGCTAGAGGATAGGTCAAGTGTTGATACGACAAAGGCGGAGGCATGACGACCCCAACCTCTAGGGATACCCACTAGCCTTTTTACCAGCTCTTCTACTTGGCGATATTGCTTAAAAAAGCCAGCAATCTCTGGAATTGTTTCCACAACGCCAGGGTGAACTGTACCTTCTTCATCAGTGAAACCATAAATAAAGTCATATTCACTTACGCCCTGCGGCGAATCAGGGATTAGTTCGCATAGCTTTTTAATTTCAAAATCTTCACGATTTCGTCCATATAAAGCCCACATTGCATCTTTTATAGCATTTTTTATCTTCATCTTTTGAAGTGTACAGACTTGAGCAAAGCCTAATCCGTACTTCTTTTCTAAGAAACGAAGAATCTCTGTTCTATCGCCAAAGTCAGAGTCAATATCTGGAAATGATTTGGCACGGATACGAGCATGAGACAGGAATCGCTCGAATGGCAATTGCGCTTGAATAGGATCTATGTGGATGATTTTTAAATAGTAGGATAATAGGCATCCTCCGGCAGAACCACGCCCAATATTCTGCAAGATACCTATAGAGCGGGCAAATGTGCAGATATCCTCATATAACAGGAAGTATGGCAGGAAGTTAGTCGCATCATTCTTGGCGATAACATCGATTTCTTTTTTAAAGCGGGCCACATATATTGGATCATCACTCCAGCGACCATGCTTTTTACACAACTCAATAGCTAAAATAAGCAACTGCTTATTGTAATCATCAGTTTTAGTTTTAATATGATCTGGAATATCAATTGCAGGTAGATGGTAGTCAAACTCAATATTAATTGCTTTAGCTGCAGTCATAACTTCATGAGTATTGTTTATCCAAGTGGCGAACATATCCTCATTTAACCAATCCCCCAGCTGATGCTTGAGTTCTTTATAAAGCTGTACTGCAGTCTTAGCATGATAAGACTCAATATGGCACTTACCGCTCTCAAATGAATTTCGGGAAATACACTCCTGTAAAAGCTTGTCTCCTGGTGCAATAAAATGTGCCCCACTAACTGGGACACACTTCAAGTTATGTTTATCCACCATTTCAGCTAAGAAGAGATTGTATGCTTTATTCCAATCACCATCTACGATGATGGCATTTTTCTTTATCTTTTGAAATCCACTTTTAGTGGTGAATGTTTCTTTAATCGAAATAGGATTAAACTCTACGTACATTTGGTCTGCAAAATTATTAAGATACACTTCAAATCGCTGTACAGCTTTGTTATAATCACCCTCAAGAATTGCTTGACCTATTGGACTGTATATATCGGCTACACCAAAGGCAAGGCCTGACTTATATTTATTGACTGTTTCTAGTTTAATCCTTGGGTAGGTTACACCATCTAAGACAATTTGTTTATCATAACCTAATGACGCTAATTTCATTAGGTTAAAGTAGCCTTCATTATTGATCGCCCATACATTCATAGGAAGTAGTGTGTCTGGTTCGTCATCTGAGTACATGTATATGCCGACGCCTGGGATACCTACTACTCCCGTATTCTTAAGACGCGTCATATGGTACATAGAGATGGCTGGACCATGATCTACGATACTAAATCCGGGTGTGTTGGTTTTATTACACCATTCAACCCACTCTTTAATAGAAGGGACAGATTCAGCCATACCATACATAGAATGCAGGTGTAGTTGTGCTGGTTCTTTAAATACAACACTTAGCGAGATGTCAGAACGAATTTCTGCAATCTCTTCTACAAAAGCTTCTTCACCTAAGAGGTTTCCTACTTCACGATCTACCTTAATCGTAGCAGCAATATCGGACATTGCTTCATGCGCATTAATTTCAATTTTGAAGTGTTTTGCAAGAGTAACAAGCTTTAGGTTTTCAGTCTTAAGTAGCGTTTTTACTTTTTGAGCTCTTGTGTAGGTATCGTGGACTTGAAGCTCAAATAACTCAAAGAACTCATCCGCTCTACCATTGCGGGTAAAAAACGAACTTAAAAAACGCTTATCAAACCCCACATTAAAACCAGCAATTACAAATTTTGTATTAAATGACCTTAAATAGGCAATAAACTTGTCTAAGAGAACAGCTGGATCTTGGAACGTACGCATGCGTGATTCAGTAATACCGTGAGTTCTAACTGCAGCTTCTTCAATGTTGCCCCAATTTACGGGTTGACAGAACTCGTTAAATGCGATATGTTCTTTACCTAGGATAATAGGTATCGCTGCGAGCTGTACTATGTCATTTTTTTCTGGATATAGACCTGTTGTTTCTACATCGATATAAAGAAAATTAACTGACATTTCTGCCTCACAATTATTGAATAGATACGCATGAATTCTACAATAATTGTAAATAAAAAAGGCGCCATATAGGCGCCTTAATTAGGAAGGGGTTGAGTTAGAAGGAGAATTTGAGGTCGACAGATGTGTTCAGGTTGTCTGTTGTATTGAGTGCGACCGTGACTTCATTACCCATAATATCTTGGGCTGCAAGTCCTTGCTCTACGCCTGTTTTAAAGGCTTCCCACAGTGGGCCTAGCAATCTTAGGTCTGCTGGCTGATATGAAACACTGTAGTTTAACGTAAACTTTTTCTGACCCTTATTTGCAGCATCACCAAGACCAGTTGTAATAGCAGCCAGGTTGGTAGTGGCAATAAAGGTTAGCCCAGCAGCTCTGGCTTCAGCCAGCTTAGTATCCAAGGCGCCCGTATATGTTGTTCTAAGCGACATTTGTCAATCTCCGGAGTTAGGATGATACTAGGCTATTGTATCATCCTCTTGACTCAAACACTAGCTGATTTTTTAAGATTATCTTGCCACCATAAAGGTTGTAGGTTAGTGTAGTGGCAGGCTTTTTTCAATTGCTCAACATCTGTAAGATTAAAACTGGAAAGTGGCACTATATGATCTATATGCCAGCCAAACTGGCCATGATTGTCCCAGGACATTCCTGGTTGCCACAGGGATTCTAGGTAAAGTCGTAATTCATTTAGAGATATGCCAACTAAATCAATCGCAGATTGCTGGCGTTTATTGCGTTTAATAAGCTTATTTAAGCGATTTCGTAATATAGAGCGTAATTTATAATTAATATCATTGGCATATCGGGCTTTATGTCTACTATTTAATCGAATTGCCGTTTTTTGACAAACGTCATTACAATAACAGCTATTACTGACTCGCTGCATAAACTGAATACCACACACTAAACAGTTGATATTAATCAACATCTTACGATTTGTTTTTAATCTATGTTTAGTGTAAATAACACGTTTTTCTTCTTTAGAATATTTAGACACTCTAAGTCTAGACTTTTTATTTTCGCTATCTTTGTTGTGAAGGTGCCAGATCTGCTTTTTATTTTTCTGCTTAATAGCAGCGCAGCCGCTTGAACACACTTTTGTATTCCAAGCGGCTGCCCTAAATTCCTTATTGCAGATCTCACACTGATGCATTCTTGTTAACTGACCCTTCTTGAATTTCTAAGATCTTAGCTAGCAGATATTGGATCTTAGCTTCCTCGTATTTTATAGCATTACCGTATCCGCTCTTCAGATCTTTTGTAATCTGGACCGCGGCGGCCAGCCTTTCATCTGAAGTCATTTCTTCCCGAAGAGCCTTAATCTGCAGCTCAGACTTAACAACTAAGGCTGCTGCTTCATCTTCATTCACGTTATCATTGTTTTCAAGAAACGCTTGACTTAAGATTTTTTTAGCTTTACCTAGGTCAACTGCCATATTGTTCTCCTTTGTTGAAAATCATTCCGAGATGGTTTTACCTGTTTCGTATTATTCGAGGCGTTTTCGTT